CTTAGACCGAAATGGAAGATTGGATTTTCTAGACAAATCCAAAAACTCAAGATACGCATTATCGCCGTGCAGCCACATTTCTTTTGCTGCACACAACCATGCGTTCTTATCTCGTTCAAAAGGGGGAATTTTCTTATCGCCCGTTACATACACTAAAGCCTTATAAATAGACTCCAAAGCTAGTGGCGCAACAACAAGAAAATCCCCCTTTTCATCAGGCATCCTCAAATCCTTTCTGAAACCACGTTTCAAAAAAGAAACCTCTGAATAATGCCTGGCTGCAACCATGGAAACCTTATCTCCAGCAGTCATGGTATATCCCATCTTAGCATACCACTCAACTATACCATCGTAAATATGGGAGAACTTCTGACTCACAGAATAAGTTCCATCGTCACCTACAGCCGCAACGCGATAATCCGTAAGGTATTTAGCCCCAAGCAGGGTTGCTCGCATACCAAATAGCATAATCGTAATCAAACAGTTAAATAACAACGTAACCCACGTGCCAGATGGCATACGGGAATTACATTTGTACCAGAACCCCTCAAGTTTGAGATAATATTCGAAGACAACCATCACGCACCGGCAAACGATACGAACCTCACCGGGAGTGTAACCAATTAACTCGGCTACAGAACCTAGCAATTTGCACAAGAGCAACTTAATGCCCTTGTGGTGATTATCATACTTCTTACCGTCCAAATCGCCCCATTTTTCATTGATGGAAACGAGCCAACGGAACAGGTCATCCCACTGTTTACTCCCCGGATTTATACCAGCCCATATGCCACTCAGCTCGGGCCTGGTATATAGGAACGAAGCTATATTCGCAAACACCATCTTGAGGAATATATTCCATTCCACTTCTGGAACGTAGAACAATCTTCCGCCAGCATCATCAGCCTTCTTCTTCAAGATGGCTTCGTCCTTCAATGAAGAAGAACACAAAATCACTGGTATATACCCATTATCAATCCTCCCCGCTATCTCTTTCAATCTGACAGACACACCAGGATGGATTTTATAATGAGCTTCTCCAAGTTTCTCAAAGACTCTCCTTTTATCAACCTTCTTCATATTCCATAATGGCCCAACCGACTTATCATCCTCTTTAGCATTAATAAATGGATTATCCGGATGGCCACGAATGGCTGTTTCAAAATTAATAAAGTGTAACGCCTCTTGAGGAGGGGTAAAAACACTAAGATAATCTTTAATAAAAGTAAATCCAAGATTCATATCTAATTCGTCATGGTTTAGAGTGTCAATCCTGCTCACCACCGGACTTTTCCAAACTCCATCGACTAACTTAGCATGGCCCTTATGGGGGCCCGAATACTCAGAACACCTATCCTTAAAG